CACCTGGACCTGCTGGCGGATATGGTTCTGGTTCAGGATATAATCCACCTGGACCTGCTGGCGGATATGGTTCTGGTTCAGGATATAATCCACCTGGACCTAGAGGTGGTCCTGGTGTTGGAGCTCCAGGAGCAGGAGCATTACCAGATGGTATTCCACGAAGAATGATACCTGGAGGAGACGAAGATTTATATATACTAAAATCTGAAGTGGTGCCTCCCGTTTGTCCAGCATGTCCAAGTGCTGCGTCATGTCCTAGACAAGAACCGTGTCCAGCATGTCCTCCATGCGGTCGTTGTCCTGAAGCCCCATTTGAATGTAAAAAAGTACCAAATTATAATGCTATAAGTGATCGATTTTTACCTGCACCGGTTGTAAATAGTTTCTCATCATTTTAAACCCTTGAAGATTTAAATATTTAAAAATTTTTTCCAATCTTCAAAAACATTATCTATATCGTATTTCTCTTTTGGTATAGGTTTAATATTATATTTATCTAATTGATTATTATAAAAATCTTCCAATACACATGCTATTTTTTCAGGAGATGGATCAGACCATGAATTCTGGTTATTTATTATATATGATATTTTTTCGGGCTCTACAGAGACACCAAAATATGTGTTTTCTGGCATCGATGTACATTTATTTGTTATTACTAATAAATCGCAAAATTGTGCTTCTACTATTGGAACACCAAATCCTTCACTACGAGAGGCGCATAACAAAACATCCGATAAATTATATAAATCTCTTATTCGTTCTTTAGGTACGAAACTGCTATCTGTAACTACTATTTTTGTTAAAATACCAAGCGATCTCGCCTTTTCTTTCAAATTTGTCATTCCCTTATCAAGGCTGAATGTATGATTATCATGAACTAACAATTTACAATTTGGTTTATTCTTAGAAAAAGCAGCAAATGCTTCAAATTGAGATAAATATCCTTTTCTATCGTTTGATTCCGAATTTCTAGCAACTATCAAACATATATAATCGTCTTCATTAATACGATATGTTTTTCTAAGATCTTTTTTATTTTTTGTATTATAAAAAAAATTCTTATCAACTACATGGTTCAAAAAAAAGGGATCATATAAATATGATTGTAGTACAGATACTCCAAATTGAGAGAACGTTGCTATTTTTGTAAAATAAGGTAAATGCCATAAATTTCTTGTTTCAAGTGAATAAAACTCATTATTTTTGATTAACGGATTCAATAAGAAATTATTATGAACTGGCAACCATAGATATTTTTCACATGAAATATTATGTATATTATATTTTTCAAACGGCCATAAATCCATAAATATAATCATTTTATCACAATTATATCCTAAAAATATTTGATGTATTTTTTGCCAATAAATACCTTTGGGAATATCATATGTAATTTTACCATTAAAATAAAGTAATAACTCATTATACATTCGCGAATTTTTATCTATAATAGACGGATTCGATTCATTTTTTTCACGCATTTTTAAATAATCTTTGGCTAAAACAGGACTATTTATATGGGTTTCTATTCCCTCTTGGTTAAAACATATAACGCGAATCTCTACTTCTTTTATACTAGAATATAATTTATTTATTAAATAATATAATTGTATCCCATATCCAGATATTATATATGGATTATGACTAACAAATAGTAGTTTTAACATATTAGTTAAATATTTATAAATCTGTTTAACTAATTTTATATTATTATATAATATGAAGACTCTTAATGAAATACCTTTATTTTCCATTTTTATTTTGATATTGATTGTTTCTGCTAACTTTATTGGTTCGCTTTTTCCTTGTAGAATACAAGAAGTACTACGTGAAAATGTTATTATGAAACATATACTAGGGTTTTTTACTATGATATTTTTTGTCATGATATCTGCGCCAATTGTTCAAAAAAATATATTTGATACAATCAAAGATTCATTTTTAATGTATGTTTTCTTTATTATGCTAACCAAGACTGCAAAATATATCTTTATAGGATGTTTTGTATTACTATGTATTACTTATTTATTAGTATTATATGATAAACAAATTGATGAATCTGAAGACCATCCGAATAAAAAGCGTAATCAAAATAGGAATCAATATATTTTATCACTTCTTTATACTATCATTATTACGCTTACTATTATTGGCGTGATAATTTATATGGGAGAAAAAAAAATAGAATATGGGAAAAAATTCAATTATTTTAATTTTTTTTTGGGGGAACCAACTTGTAAAGGAAAAACGCCAAAAGTAAATATAAGTGATGCAATAATAAGGGCATTTACTTAACCATACATCTTTTATCTATTTTAAATGTTTCACATCTTTTATCTTGCGGGACAATATGAATTACACATTTATTTTTTACACCATAAAGAGGATTCACACATCCTTTTTCTTTTTTACGTCTGGTTTTTGAGTTAAACTTGAATACTTTTGGTTTATTATTACAACGTGATCTAAAACGTTCATATCTATCTCTTACTTGACAATAAGATAAATTTGATTTTTTATGTAACATTTTATTAATTAATTCATGTAACTCATAAACATATCTTGAGAACGTTTCGCGATTCGCCATATCCTTTTTTGTTAACGGTAGTTGTCTTAAATTAGTTTTCAAATTTATTCTACAGTGTTTACATGGTAAAATATTTTCAAGACTAAGTATAAAATTTCTATAATATTTTTTATCTTCAGAACTAGGATCTACTGGGTAATTAAAACTCATGGTGTGAAGAAAATGCCATAAGGGAGGCCCCCAAATACTTGTTATCATCCCGTCAGAAGAATTATAATCCTCTAATTCAAATAATTGAGTACATTTATTTTTTCTAGTATTATTTTGTTTTCGTAGTTTATTCTTTTTACTATATTTCATATATAAATAATATAGAAAAAATAAATATATAATAAAATAATCTTGTTTATTATTATGGAAGTAAATTCTATTCTATTTAATGATAATACTAAACAAATATGTAATTGTATTTTTGTCTCTTTATTTTTAATTATAACATTTATATTATCTCCACTTAAAACATTTTATTATTTATCAACAACAATCAAATTAATTGTACTTATACTGTTAGGATATTCTATTTATTTAAATATAATTCAAACACAACAAATATATAACCTAGATAAATCTAAATTAAATACCGACTTTGTATCGCAACTTAACGTAAATCAAATAGGAAATAGTTTATTTACTTTTTTTATGATTATTCTATTTTGCTTTATCATCAAGAGCTTCTTTTAATTTAGTAAAAGGCATCTTCAAATTTTTAATATATAGATAATATAATTTATCATTTGTAAAATCATATTTTGTTATATTTACCAAGTTACCGTCTATAGTTCTAAATATCATCTTTTAATATAAAATGATATTATGTTTAAATTCGTTAAATATAATGTTTTTTATAATATACTAATATAAATGGATAATTTTCCAGTCAATCACGAAACATTTATGACAAGAATAGTACAAAACGCAGGCGCAACTTTTTCAAGTAATAAAATTTTCATCGCTATAGGTGTAATTATATTCTTAATAGTTGGATTTGCTTATTACTATTTTTATTTAAAACCGTATATGAAGGCAATTTATAGAGCAAATGACGGTGTGAATGAAGATCCTAATGAAAGTAGCGACAAATCAGGAAGTGACGTTGAAGTTTTATTTTTTTATGCAGAATGGTGTCCACACTGTAAAGTGGCAAAACCTATATGGGAAAAAATGCAAGAAGATAACCAAAATAAACTAATTAATGGACATAAAGTATTATTTACCTCTGTTAATTGTACAAATGAAAGTGAAGCCACCTCAAAACTAATGGATAAGTTTGATGTTGAAGGATTTCCTACTATCAAAATGATCAAAGATGGGCAAATTATTGAATTTGATGCAAAACCGACTAAAGAAAACTTGACTCAATTCTTTGATACAGTACTTAAATAATTTATAGCTATTACTTCTCCTTCCCGAAATAATTGCTGTCTTAACTCTTTATTTTGCGAACATTCTTTTAATATATCAAAAGTAATAGATAATGGAGGAAATTCTATTTCATACTTTATTGCTGCAGTACTCCGTATTAATACACTATTTACAATTTTGAATAACAACTTCAAAATATAGTCTAATAAATTTGTATCATTTGTTATAACGGAACTATTATCATTCATCTTATTTTTAAACCCTAATATTTCATCGTGTTTATGACCGGCCTCAATACATTTATCTAGAGAATAACTTGTTTTTATACCTCCATCTATATATATTTTATTTTCTATATAAACTGGTACAACTATAGCAGGTAGTCCACAAGACATTTGAATCGCTTGTAATACAGGTAATTTAGGATGTGTTTTATAACATATATCCTCTAGTTGAAAAGAATTAATTTCAAAAGTTGAAAAATGTATTTCTATTTTTGAAAACTTATAAAACTCCTCCAGTGTAATCGTTATTGGTATATCTACTACATCAAATAAAGGTTTAAACATTTTCTCAAAAATATCAATATCATATAACCCTTTCTTATGATATAAGTCAATAATACGATCTATTTTTATATTTAATAACTCACTCCATGGTCTCTCAATAATATATTCATTTATAGTATTCCATTCATATTTCAAGGCAATCAATACCGCAATAATCGTACCCGCAGAGGTACCCCAAATTGTTTCTATTTCATTTAAATCTACAAACTTATTATCTATTAATTTTTGATATGCAGCTATACATTTAATTACTGCATGAGCCCCCCCTCCAGTAAAAACCAAATGTTTAATTGTCATTGATATTTTTTATTAGATATTTTTAAAATGTTTTTTTCTTTATATTAAAAAATGGCAAATATTTTCAATCTAGAAAATATAGATAATTTTTCAGAAAAAATTAATATCGATGACCTTTATGAAAAGAAAAAAGAACAAGATATCAAAAATCTAGAATTATTTAATAAATTATTACACCGTGTTCATATTAGAATTAAAACAACATCTAGACAGAAACGCGATGAACAATTTTGTTGGTTTGTGGTTCCAGAAATGATGATCGGGATTCCGCGATATGACCAGGGGGCATGTATCGCATATATTATTAGTAAATTAAAAGATAATGGATTTAATATTCGATATATTCATCCAAATACATTATTTATATCATGGGCACACTGGGTACCTAGCTATGTGAGAAATGAATTGAAAAAGAAAACCGGAATAGTTATAAATGAATATGGTATGAAAGTTGGTAATGATGATGAACCGTCTGTTATTAATAATACACCTCAAAATTTAGATAGTATAATGTTAAATAATACTAATAATAATACTTCCCAAGCAAAACCTAAAAAAGAATATAAACCAATTAACACTTATAAACCGTCTGGTAATTTGATTTATGATACTTCATTTTTACAGGAACTTAAATAATTTATTCAAATTTTTCATGTTTTTTTTCTCCGAAAGTTTTTTCAGAAATTCAAAAATGGACAAAAAAAATGTCCAATTTTCCATTGGGGAAATACTTTTGTAAAAAACGAAAATTTTGTGACTGAAAAAATTCTTATGCTCTCGCGCCGAAAAAAAGTTTTTCAAAAACGTGAGCATAATTTTTAAAGTGTGTTATAATTATTCGAAGAAAAAGGTTTAGGCATTTTTTCTGTTGATAAAATAGCAACGGATGTCAACCGAAAAAATGCCAAAAAATGCCAATTTGTACTATTGTAACAAGTGTGACTTTAAATGCAGTAAAAAAAGCAATTATATGAAACACTTATTAACCCGTAAACACCAAAATCGTGAATTATCAACAAATATCAACATAAAAAGAGCAAAAAATGCCGTACCATTTATATGTAGTAAATGTAATAAATGTTATAAAGATAGGTCTGGATTATGGAGACATACACAAAAATGTATTATTCCAATAGATGATGAAGATTATAACCAGACAGAATCTATTCAAGATTTTGTTTGTGATAAAGATTTTGTATTATCTATACTAAAACAAAATAGTGATATTTTGAAACAAAATAACAATTTACAAAGTCAAGTATTAGAAACACAAACCCAAGTGATGGAATTACTTAAAAACGGGACTCATAACACAACCAATAATAATAAAACATTCAATTTGAATTTCTTCTTGAACGAAACCTGTAAAAATGCCATGAATATTATGGATTTTGTCAATTCCCTACAGTTACAGTTAAGTGATTTGGAAAAAATGGGGGAAATCGGTTACGTGAATGGTATGTCCAATATCATCATTAAAAACTTGAAAGATATGGATGTGACTGAGCGTCCAGTCCACTGTACAGATATGAAACGCGAAGTACTTTATGTGAAGGACGAAGATAATTAAATAAAAATAAAAAATTAGAATTCAGAAAATTGTAATTTTTTCATGTTTTTTTTCTCCGAAAGTTTTTTCAGAAATTCAAAAATGGACAAAAAAAATGTCCAATTTTCCATTGGGGAAATACTTTTGTAAAAAACGAAAATTTTGTGACTGAAAAAATTCTTATGCTCTCGCGCCGAAAAAAAGTTTTTCAAAAACGTGAGCATAATTTTTAAAAGTGCGTTATAATTATTTTGCGTAAAAGGTTTAGGAGAATTTTATGGTTGTATTTTATGGAGAATAATACAACAAAAAGTCGCAATAAAACTATTTGTGATTTTGTATGTGAAAAATGTGATTATACATGCAGTCGTAAAGGGGATTATAATAAACATATTAATAGCATAAAACATAATACAACACATACAACCAAAATACAACCAACAATTCTGCATTTATGTAAATGTGGAAAAACATATAATCATAGAGCTTCTCTATTTAATCATAAAAAGAAATGTAAATATTTGATAGATAATGATATTTATAAAGCAGACGATGATCAACCAGAATTTGTATGCGATAAGGAATTTGTAATGGCTGTATTGAAACAAAATAACGATATTCTAAAACAAAATAACGATTTACAAACCCAAGTGATAGAATTACTTAAAAACGGGACTCATAATACTACCAATAATAATAAAACATTCAATTTGAATTTCTTCTTAAACGAAACCTGTAAAAATGCCATGAATATTATGGATTTTGTCAATTCCCTACAGTTACAGTTAAGTGATTTGGAAAAAATGGGGGAAATCGGTTACGTAAATGGTATGTCCAATATCATCATTAAAAACTTGAAAGATATGGATGTGACTGAGCGTCCAGTCCACTGTACAGATATGAAACGCGAAGTACTTTATGTGAAGGACGAAGATAAATGGGATAAGGAAACGAATGAAAAACCGAAAATTCGAAAAGCGA